AACCAGTTCCTCATCACCGCCTGTGACGTCGTGCAAGAAACTGCACCAGACCGGACAGTCACCCTTGGACGTCGCCGTAGTGACCTTGGTCATGCGCTCGGCGCGCTGGTGCGTCCGCATCACGCCCGTGCGCAAATCGATCACACCTCTTGGCGTGTTGAGCAGCCAGATGTCTGAGTCCCAATCCTCCACCAGGGCCGCATGGCGCGGATCGGTGCGCGCGATGCGCTCGACGGCCGAGATCGTGGCAGAGCTCGCGAGCCGCGTCCTCAACCGTTCGGAATCAGCTTTGAACGAAGCGGCGCGACAGACAGTGCGTGCCAAGTGGTGCACGTGCAGGGATTTGTCCACGTTCCAACGCACGCCATTCCACACCAGCCATTTGCCCCAGACGGAGCAGTACAGCCAGTCCTGCCCGTAGCGCCGGGTGAATGCGTTGGACAGGCCATCTTCGGTCGTGAAATTCACATCGTTGACCAGGTCCGTGCTGGTCTCGACCTCGACCTGGCGCACGATCGGCAAGCGGTCGGCGGCACGCAGGAACCCGATGACATCGAAGGCCGGCGCATCACTGCTCGGGTCCGGTGGCTGCAACGCGTCTGCTGCATCCCACCCTTCGGGCTTGTCCATCGGTGGGTACAGGATTGCGCAGGACGCCGCGCCGGCAAGGATGATCGCCTGGGAGGCCCGATCGGCGTAGTCCCAGCCCGGTTTGTCCTTGTCGGGCCAGATGAGGATGTGCTTGTTCTCCAGGGGAGACCAATCGGTCTTGTCGACCGGGGCATTGGCACCGTGCATGGCGGTGGTGGCGCACACGCCGATGTCGATCAGCGCTTGCGCGCATTTCTCACCCTCAACCAACACGATCTGGTCGGACGCGACCATGCCAGGCTGGTTGTAAAGGGGTCGCGGATCGGGCGGTGCCATCTTCCGCCGCTTGGCATCCCACGGCCGGAACTCCTTGCGCCGCCCGGGTGGGTCGTATCGGTAAACCACCGCTATCAAACTTCCACTGGCGTCCTGGTAGTCCCACTTGGCAGTGGCTTTGCCGAGATCGTCGGTGGCCACCTCCTGCTTCGCCTTGCGTGTGGACCGCGCCGGCATGGTCGTGGCGCGACCGACGAGATCAGCCGCGATCTCCAGCACGCGCGGGAAGTCCGAGCGGGCATCGATCCCGTAGTGACCGGCGATCACCGCGAAGACGTCACCACCGTCACCTCCAGCGCGGTCGGTCCACAGCCCCGCCTTCTCGCCAGTGAGGACGATCTCCAGGCTGTCACCCGGGCTCCCGAGAATGTCGCCAATATGGAACATGCCCCTGCGCACCTTGCCGGCCGGGAACAGCGTGAAGAGGACCGACTCGAGGCGCGCAAGCAGCGCTGCACGAATCTCGTCGCGGAGGGTGTCGGATGGAGCAGCCGACAGCACCTGGTCGGCATCATTGAAGTCAAGCATTGTTGTTCTCGGTATGTGTGTTGGATGTCTGCTGCCACTGCGTGAGTTCGGAGAGCTTGAAGCGCACCATGCGCCCGATGCGGTAGTGCGGAACGCGAAGCTTGGTGCGGACCGCAAGGTTGGTCAGGTAGTACCGGGGTAGATTCAGAACGAACGCAGCCTCAGCGGCATCGACAAAAATCTCCCCGATCACGTTGGGGCGAGGCGCGGCTGGTTTCATGAGGTGGTCTTCCAGCACCGGTCCGCATACGCGCAGAACTTGCATTCGAAGTGGGTGGGGTCGGCAAACGAGCGCGGCAGCAGGTCGCTGGCCTCAGTGGCTTGGATGACACGCGCCGCGCGGTCCGACATGCGCTGGGCCAGGCCCGCATCGAACGGGATCAGTTCGGCGTAGATCTCCATCGTGTCGGCGTTGACCGCAGTGAACAGCGCCGGTTGCGTGTGCAGATCCAGATAGCTTTGGTACATCGCGATCTGGGCGGCATAGACTGGCTTGGAGACCGCCAGCCCCTTCTTCTCCACGTCACGCCAGGACTTCGATCCCAGGCACTTGTTCTCCCACAGGGATGGGTAGGCAAAGCCATCGGGCCCGGCGATCAGCACGCCGTCGACGTGACCACGCAGACGGCCACTGGCGACCGAGAAGCCGAACTGGCGGCCATCTGCATCCTCCGTCTTGAGGGTGAAGCCGGCAATGCGCAGCCAGCGGATCGCCATGTCCTCGGTGAGATGGCCACGCTCGAAGATCCGCAGCAGCCGACCGGAGAACGCCTTACCGTGGTCGACCGGCGCCTTGGCGTACTCGTATTGCAACTGCCGCTCGCAAGGAGCACCCAGGCGCGACGCACCCAGGTATTCACGCGAGGGCGTCGCATCTCGTTCGGCCTCCAGCGCCTGATCGAACAGTTCTTGGAGGCGACCAGAGAGGCTTGCCGACGAGTTGAAATCGATCATGGCTTGTCCTCCCACGGCAGGTCGTCCACCATGTCGGCGAACGGGTTCTCCTCCAGCGGCGGCACGGACTCGCGGATCGGGTCGTTGACCGGCGTCCTGCCAGGCATGCGGACCGGTGGGTACTTCGACTTTTCGTGGTGGGCAGCCATCGCATCGACGAACGCGGTCACGATCGCCTCGATCACGGACAGGGCCTGGTCTTCCGAATAGCCCCCCAGGGGCTTGTCGAATCCGATGGCACTGGCTGCGCCGCCGAAGGCCTTGAGGCACGTGCGCATGGCTGCCTTTTCCATTGGCGTGATGTCAACCATGGCGGCTCCCTTCGGCGCACTGCTGTCCACCGCCCGTGACCAGTTCCCGTAGCACCGGGCAAACGCGTCCTGGCATCGGCGCGAGCAGAACACCCAGTCGATGGGGTAGCGACGCGGGTCGCCCACCCGGTGGCGGACCTCCGAGTGGCCGAAGCCGCGCGCCTGACGTGAGCACACCCAGCACTTCATTACGGCCCCGCATCACTGCGCCCACGCTGGTTTGCCAGTGGCGGCGGGTTGCTGTGCGCGCGCGGGCGGTGCGTAGGATGTGGCCGCCTGCGCCGGAGCGCCGAAGTTGCCGCCGCCTGCCGGAGCTCGGGACGTGCCCCCCATCAGAGCCGCATAGTCCTTGTGATCCGGCTCGATGGCGAGCTTCACGACGTTGCGGTCCTCGCCCTTTCCATCTTTCTCGATGTCTACCCGGGCGATGAACTCGAGGCCATCCAGGTCCGCGAGGCCATTGATGCGCCGTGCGGCCGACGCCTGTGGCGAGTTGTCCTGCGGAAAGACGTTGCGCGCACTGTTGAGCGCCGCCCGCACGAAGCTGCGCCCCATCTGGCCCCAGACAGGACCCTTCCTGGAAAGCAGCCCGATGTTGGACCACAGCTTGCGCTTGGCGAACGGACCGGCGGTCACGACGAACTCGCACGCCAGGTAGACGGCGCCGGAGTCGTAGGACTGCGTGGCGTAGCCGCCCGTCCAGCCCTGGCTGTGGTCGTCGTGGCCACCGGGTTTGATGGTCATGCGCAGTGGCACGATGGTGCCCTTCGGGATCAGGTCGAATGCACCTTGCTGTGCCTCGGCGTCGTTGAAATCGTTCCAGCTGTTCTGTGTGTTCGCGTTCATGGCATGTCCTTGGTGGTTCAAATTTGTGATGCGGTCGTGCCCAGGCACTTGGCGATGAGTTTTCCGAGGTCGGGCTCCTCGATGGCGTCCAGGCGACCGCTGCGGTCCTTGGACGGGTAACCGAACGGGTTGTCGGCGCGGGTCACGAAGCCCCGGTACGTGGTGCCGTCGTCGGCCTTCAGCACCGCCAGGGTGATGACCTCGTCCAGGACACCGGGCAGTTCCAGTGCGGTCTTGCTGCCTTCCAGCTGCAACTGGTAGAAGCGCCGGTTGAAGTCGTCGGTCTTCTCTTCCAGAATGGCCACGTAGATGACATGCTTGTCGCGGACGTGTTGCAGGTGCGTGAGGGCCGTGATCATTTCCTGGCCCAGGAGGCCGTAGGCGCCACGGTTGTCAGGCTTGCCGGTCTTCTCGCTCAAGGCCTGCGGCTGCGTCTTGCACCACGCAAAGCAAAGGCGCGAGAGCACGGTCAGGCTGTCGACGAAATACGTGTCGTACTTGGCCAACTGGGCCGGATCGCCATACTTGGTGCAGACGTGATCGAAGTGGGCCTGCGAGAACGCCTGATCGGAACTGGCGGTCGGCATGGCACCGGCGAGGAAAACGACGAGGTCGCGGAACTCGGGCCAGGTGCGCGGCCGCACCGTGTCACCAGGCCAGTCGCGCACCGACAGGTCGCCGGCCTCGAGGTCGACGAACAGGGTGCTGGCCGACGGCAAGGTTCTGAGTTGAGACGTCTTGCCAACTCCGGCTGGACCCACCAATGCGATCTTGGCGCTGT